GCACATACCTTAACCCGTGTTTGTTTAACTGGGACAACTTCATATTGGCTTGCTTCTATTTGTTCTCTATTATTCTCTATAAATTCTTCATACTCATCTTCGCTAAATACAGCTTCTTCACCAGTCTGCATATCTATAACGCGATAAAAACTAACCTTTACTTTATAGAACCTCTCTAATATCTGATATTTCTGCCTTTCAAAATAATCTAAATCTTTTGCTTCAGCAGGAGTAAAGACCTTCTTACTATTACTATTCATTGCATCAGGATAATCTTCTTCTAAATAAGTTTCTAAATCCTGAATGATTCCTGTTTCTTTTTCTCCAGTTTCTGCATTTTCCTGTTCGCCTAATTCTGGGTAGAGGCTAACGACTTGTTCACCAGTGAGGATTGTAGAGAGGATAACACCTTCAGCGTCATCATACCATCGGTTGCGAGTATTCGGAGAGACGTATACCCTGAATGGGTTGACATAAGTGAACTTGACATCGCCCCTACCAAAATCTGATTCAGGGTCTATATAAGCATATAGATATCCCATGCCGGTAGTTGCATAATCGTGAATAGCTTGTTTTAACTGCCAGTCTCCATTGGAGTTGCCCCAAACATATCCCATGATAGTTCTCCATACAGAAGCAACTTTTACATCTGAATCTTCTCTAGGAGTCATTGTAAAAGCAGGAGGTCTGGAAGTTAATACAGCTTTAAACTTTTCAATAGCTGGCCCAATTCTATCCATTGGTACGTCAGCTTGGTTGCGGGATTGTAGCTCATCTACCTCTTCATCGGTAAAATGATTCCCATGGTAAAAATCTACGTCATATCTGGCTTCCGTATCCCAATCCTTACGGGCATTACGCCAGCGACGGTATAAATCTTGATTAAAATCAGCTCTTTTATCTGTATCTAATACCACTACTCATCCTCATTAGCTAGTCGTTGTACTAAAACTCGATTGATTAATCCTTTAACTGAAGGATTTAAAGTATCAGGAGTGATACCCTTTTGATGTAAAGATGCACCTTGTTGCTTTGAAAGTGGTGTTTCCATACCAAAGCTTTGTAAATAAGCGGTGCTTAGTTTAGGTATCTCCATAGTAGAAGAACCATCCTCTCCTAATTTTGTAATATAAGTATCTGGTGTTAATGGTCTAATTCTAACGTCACCATTAGCTGCCCCCATTAAAGAACCTTGTGGAACTGGGCCCATAGCCTGTGGCTGTCCAACCATTCCACCCTCTTGGTACATTACAGGGCCACCATGTTTTGATTTCTTACGACCAGCGCTTCGTGGAATCAGAGATTTACGCTTACTTCCTTCTAGCTGTAACGAATCTAAATAAGTATCTATTGTATCACCAGTGAATGGATTAATATTTTGATTAACGTCTCTCATCATTAATTGATTCAACATATGCTGTAATGCATTACCAGTTGTATCTACAGCAGAAGTATCAGTAGGCATTGGCCCCATCATTTCAATGGGAGGGCCAATAAACCGTTTTTTACGTAACTCTTTTTCAGAAGGCATATTATACACCTGCGGTCTATTAATAATATCAAGAATAGTTTTTGTCATTGCCGATTGTGGCGTCCCCGGAAGCCACCCTATATTTTCTTTAGCTTCATCGAAAAGCATCCCCTGATATGGGGAGGTTACAACTATCGAGCTGTCTTGCGGGTCTATATAAGCACCGCGCATTTCTTGTTGTTTACGTGGTAAAGCTTGACCACCGTGCCCGTATTGCTTAATTGGGCCACCATGTTTTTGTTCCTTAGCATAAGTACCTTCATATAATCTTCTACCAGCAGGAGATAAAGCATTAACTAAACGCAAGCTATCAGATTCTGTCGCGCCCTCCATACCAATTGCATTCAATAAAGCCTTTGTTAGTAAAGCATCCTTACTAAACTGCCTCCCAACATCAGACTGTTTATCATATAATTCAGCACTTGCAGTCTCTGGATTTTGCATAGCTCTATACAATAAAATATCCTTCATTCCCATAATTTCAGGGGAATCCTGCTCAGCTAAGAATCTGTTGTACAATCCAGAGGTTTTAGAATAATCTATCTCTCCACCTTCTTGATATACTGGGCCACCCTGTTGTTTAGGTAAAGCTTTATTTATATAATGTTGTAATTTCTCTAATGGACTAACCTTAAATTCTGGCGCTGGTGGTACATCTGCATAAGGTAATCTTTCTCTTTGATAGGCTTGAAACTCTCTACCAGACTGCTCCATCAATCTCTCTTCTTTCCTGTCATCTAATATTCTCTTAGTCAATGAAGAACCCATTAATTTTTTAGCCCTAGGATTTTTTGTCCAATCTTTACCCTTAGCTTCATCAGAATCTTTAATTTTTTGTAATTTTCTTAAATGGGAATTTTCAAAATCCTCATCGGATTCAGGAAGTTGTGACAATTGCCAATTTAACAATTGTAAATATGATGGCTCATCAGACCAATATTCACCAGTTTCACGATATTGCTTTTCTTTTTCAAAAGGGTACTCATAACCAGAACCGGGAAATGGGTCAACTTGAAACCCCTGTACAATCTCGTCATATGATGGGGCATCAGTAGGTCTAAGTTTTAAAACATTACCACCTTCTTGATACATGGGGGATTTGGGTTTAGCCAGTCCAGTTTGCATAGAAGCTGAGACAATTAAAGCGTCCATAGCTGAATTGCCATTATCCATCTGCTGGATAGCTCGACCTTCATTAGTAATTTGTTTTAAAACGGGGAGATAATCAGGAACGACTTCTTTTGGAATTATCCATTCGCCGCCCTCTAGTTCAACAGGCTGTTCACCAGCAACAACGCCAGCTACTCCGCCATGCTTATGAGATGGCCCCCGTACTAGACCGTAACTGGGGAACCTGCTTTTTTGTTTAGCCATATGGTATGTGGATTTATAGCTTTATTTAAAATGTTTATAAACAGTTGGGTTAAGATAGACTTAACACCTTCTGAATCTAAGAAGGAATTAGGCAACAATGCAATAGACAAATGATTAATTTCTTGCTCCAGTCATCCAATTGTATTTTTTAAGTTTAGGTAGTAATCTATTTTTACGTTTTGCAGACTTAAAGTCCTCTTTAGAAGTAGCTTGAGATTTAGGAGCACGGGCAAAGTAATCAGCATAGTATAGAGCATCCATGATATCATCATTTCTAGGCTTGGGATGTTCAAAGAACTCATCTACTATCTCGGTCATCTCTCTTCTAATATATAATTTCTTAGAATTAACGATAGGGCCAAGGGTTGTTTCCAGTCTATCTTCCTTCTTTATTCTACCGGGAGGTTTAACACCTTTGAATATCCCGGGCATTAATCTTTTCTCGTTAGCACTCATACGAGTTACCATATCCCTAACCATCTCTTGGGCTGCTACCGTTTCAATCGTTACTCTCTTAACAGGGCTATACTTCTTCGCCAGCTCTATTATCTTAGCTGGAACATCAAATGTGGGTATTCTTTCTCTAAAGTATTCCAATACATAACGATTATTCCTCGAATCAATACCCATGACCAGTATTACCTGATAGTCAGAAGTTGCTGTAGCTGTCGCTGCAAGGTCAACCCCCAGATAAATGTTAATAGGAATAACCTCATCACCCTCCACTATGTAATTAAAACCATTCATTAGCTTTCGTTCGCCATTATAGTGCTGTATCCTATCTATCTTAAAAGAAGCATTGGATATATCTCGAGCATCATTCATATACTCTTGAGCAAACTTATTAACCAGTCCAGCTTCTATAAACTCTTGTTTCTTATGATTTAGCTTAGATAGTGGGAATTGTTCAGGCCATAAAGCTTTTCCATCCTCAACCGCCCTATGAAAGAATACATCCCATGGATAGGAGCGGTCATCCTTCTTGGCTTTCTTATGTCCATCATAGGTCATCTGTAAGAAACTATCATAGTGAACAATAGTACCGGCGAGCCATATCCAACCTTCATTCCCGGGGGACTCCTCTAGAGCGGGATAAATTGTGGATACGACCCACCTTTTAATCTCATTACGTCTTTCGGGTGTCTTGGTATTCAATTCAGATTCAAAGTCATCCAAGATAATACCCGTATATCTCACATCTACCTCTGCACGACCCCTAAGTCTCTGGCTGGTACCTTTGGCTATGATTCTATCTCCTTTAGGAGTAACTAAGTCTTTCTCTGTCCATCTTTTACCTACCGTTCCACCATCCATGTTTCCAAAGTAGTATTTAATTGTTTTATTGGTTTCAAGGTGGTAACGCATATATTTCAAGTGGTCAATAGCTTGACCCTGTTCTTCTGACACCCATGCTATGAAATTCTGGTCATCTTCACCAGAGAAGCATAGTTTATGTAGAATAGCTGATTTAGATAGGATTGATTTACCAAAACCCCTAGGGAGGATAATACAGATACGCTCACCGGGTTTGGTAGAGATAAGTCTTTTTGATACGGTATAGTGACAGGAGGGAGATGCACTCTTGTGCATAAAGTCTTTAGGTAAGAAAGCCCTGCCAAAGAACAAGAGGTCTTGATACGATTTAGTTAATATCTCATCCCGGCGTGCCATTTCCTCGGGAGGAGGTATAACACTAAAGGTCTCTATTGGCTTCTTGTCTGGCTTCTCGTCTTGCTTTGTAGGCTGCTCTTTTTCTTGTTTGGTTTTCAAGTGCTAATTTTCGTTTTAAACGCTTGCGGGCTTTCGCGGCTTTGTTAGGAATGAGAGAACCTCATTAAATAACATTACGACCTTGTTGAAGATTTTTGATTATCTTTATAAGATTATTAGTATCTTCATTCATTGGTGGTAAGACTTTATATTGCTCTGGGCCATGGTACTCTTCAACAGGCTGTCCTCTATCTAAATAAATTTTAGGAGGCATATCGGATTTCTCCTCATCTGGAACAACTCTTTCAGGAGTTAATAGTGATTGCCATAACAACTGAGCCCATATAGGGTCAGAAGGTTCAATGTCCTCAGGGATTTCATATACACTCTCAGGAATAGGAGGAAGCTTCATCCACCCCTCTTTGTCTTGAGGAGTGAGATTTACACTAACCTGTGGAACCTGACCACCATTTTGATACTGCCTTAAAGTAGTTAAGGCGATTAACTTATCTATTGCTGAGTGTCCGTTTCCCACTACCACTTAACCTTATTTGCCCAGTAGGCTGCTGACATCTTACCCTTTGCAATATTTTTACGATGTCTTGCTTTAAATGATTTACGTCTAGCCTTTTGTCTGGCAGATTCACCTGCTTTTGGCTTACCAGCGGTCTTAACACCCTGTTGACCAAATCGGATAGTCTTAACTTGTGTACCAACCTTAGCAACCACGACATGGCTCTTTGTTTTATGACCCGGTGTACGCTTAGGTTTATTATACCCAGATACACCAGCCCTTTTTAATCTTGAATCTTTCTTTACCGGCATTCTATCTCCCAACCTTTTTCATTGCTGTTTTGTGAGATTGGGTAAATGTCTGCCCCCTCTTCATTGCATCTACCATTACCTTTAAGTGTTTAGCAGTATGATGAGAAGCATGACGACTCATTGCCGTCTGTTGTCTTCTATTTAAAGCAGTTGTACTAACTCCTTTAACCCTAGGCATGATTACTCCTTATCAGTTTAATATTATAAATCATAGTACCCCAGCGTATTTGCTTAGGATATTGCCATATTTCTTTATCTACATTTATATGTTCTACTTTTTTAGCTCTAGCCATTATTCTGCACCCACTAGA